TCTTCAAGAAATTCAATTAGAAGAACCTTATTATTATTTAAATGTGGATGGTAAAAGACTTAAACTTCCAAGTGCTAAATATTTAAAACAACAATCTTTATTTGAAGAGGCATGTATTGGAGGGATAGGAATTTACCCACCTAGTATGAAATTAAAAGACTGGAAAATCCTTGTAAATCAATTACTTAAGATGCGTGAAGTAATTACTCCACCAACAGGCACAACTAAAAAAGATCAGCTCACAAATCATTTGGAAGAATTTTGCACCAACCGTGCTTCTTCCAGTGTGGAAAAAGATGATATTAAAAAAGGAAGTGTATACACCCATGAAGGAAAACATTATTTCTTATTTGATTCCTTTTATTATGGTTTTTTACAGAGACGTAGATGGGATGTTAAATTTCAAGAAACAAGTCAAATGCTTAAAGAAGAATGTGAATGTACAACGGATCGAATAACTATTGGCAAACATAGGCCGACCGTAACCGTTGTAAAATCTTTTGAAAAACCTCAAGACGATTATAAACAAAAAGAACTTAGACCAAAGGATGCTTTTTAATGTATAAAAGATGTTTTATAGAAAGTTTTATAGATGTGGGAAGCGGTCTTATTTTAGCTATTTTAATACAACTCTATATCTTTCCTTTTTTTGGACTCTATCCAACTATTTGGGATAGTATAGGGATTGCTTTAATTTTTACCTTTGTTTCTATTATAAGATCATCAATTTGGAGAACTTTTTTTAGGAAAATGAAATGAAAACGATTGTACTTGGACCACCAGGAACAGGAAAAACAACAACACTCTTAAACCTGGTTGATAAATATTTAAAACAAACTGATCCTAATAAAATAGGTTATTTTGCTTTTACTCAAAAAGCTGCCCACGAAGCACGAGACCGCGCAATTGCTAAGTTTAATTTAAGTGAGGATGATCTTCCTTATTTTAGAACACTTCACTCGTTAGCTTTTCGTAGACTAGGTATTCAAAAACAAAATGTTATGCAAAAAAGACACTACGCAGATTTAGGAAACAAACTGGGTTTTCCAGTGGACTATGAAGAAAATGATCAAGAAATGAATGGAATCTTTTCTGCTAAAAGTGATTACTTAAGAATTTTGCAACTTGCAAAACTAAGAAATATTTCTTTTGAAAAACAATATGATTTAAAAGAACATACTCAAGATGTTGAATTTGATAAACTTAAAATCATAGCACATGAATTAGAACGATATAAAAAAGAATATGGCTTAGTGGATTTTAACGATATGATTTTAAACTTTATTAAAGCTAATGCCTCTCCTAACTTTGATGTAGTATTTGTGGATGAAGCCCAAGACTTATCTCTCATGCAATGGGATATGGTTAAAACAATATGGAATAGAACTACAGATAATTATATTGCAGGAGATGACGACCAGGCTATTTTTAAATGGGCTGGTGCAGATGTAGATAGTTTTATTGCTCTTGATGGAAAGTTTATTAATCTTACTCAATCTTATCGTATTCCCGCTAAAATTCATGAACTAGCTATGAAAATTATAGGCAAAATAAATAATCGAATTCCAAAATTATGGAAACCTAAAATGAAACAAGGAAAAGTTTCAGTTCATGCTGATTTTAGAGATATTGATATGTCCAAAGGAGAATGGCTAATCTTAGCTAGAACCCGATCTTTGTTAGATGAACTAGAAGAAGTACTTTATCAAAAAGGATACTACTATAAAAATAAATTTAAAAAAGGATATGAATCTGAGTTATATGAATCTATTACGCACTGGGAAAAATGGCGTAAAGGAGGAGTTTTAGATTATTCCACAGTATCTCAAATGTTTAATTATATAAGTCCACATAAATTAGAAAAAGAAAAACTAGCGTTGATGGATAAAAATAATTTTTATTCTTTGAAAGAATGCCAAGACAAATATGGTCTTAGGACCGATAGCGTATGGTATGAAGCTTTAGATGAAGCTCCAACACGACGTGTCTCTTATATTAGAAAAATGAGACAAAATGGAGAGCAGCTAAATAAAGTTCCACGGATCACTCTCTCTACCATCCATGGAGCCAAGGGAGGAGAATGTCAAAATGTCATTCTCCTTACCGATTTAACAAGACGAACGTATGGGGAATATGAACAAAGACCCGATGACGTTAATCGATTATTCTATGTAGGTGCAACACGAACCAAGGACCACTTACATATTGTAGAACCTAAGGATATTTATAAAAGTTATTTATTATGAGTGATACATACAAAAAACAAATAGGAGGATCCCATTACGCTTCCATGAAAATTCAACCTTCTGAATTTATTAACAGAAATAACATACCTTTTGCAGAAGGAAATGCTATAAAATATTTGTGCAGACACAAACAGAAAGGCCAAAGACAAGATCTATTAAAAGCAAAACATTATATTGATATGGCTATTGAAAGAGATTATGTGGATATGACTCCCATGACAGAAGAAGAAGAGTACCGAAACGCCGGTATCACTAAAGAAGAAGCAGAAAGAACTTACCCCCCAAAAAATTCTTGGGGAATGATTAAACCACGAGATAGGAGTTAAATAATGCAAATACCACTTTTTAAACCACAAACTGAATGGGTTCCACCTGAATCTTTTCCAGACTTAAGTCAAGAATGTGAAATAGCAATCGATTTAGAAACTAAAGATCCTAATTTAAACCTTTCGATGGGATCGGGATCCATTGTTAAAAATGGAAACATTGTAGGTATTTCTGTTGCCACTCAAAACTGGTCGGGTTATTTCCCCATTGCCCATGAAGGCGGTGGTAATATGGATAAAGCACTTGTTAAAAAATGGCTACAAGAAGTTTTAAATAATAGCGCTGATAAAATTTTCCACAATTCAATGTATGATGTCTGCTGGCTACGTTCAGAAGGCTATACCATTAAAGGTAGAATTATTGATACCATGATTGGAGCAGCCCTAGTTGATGAGAATCAATTACGTTATGATTTAAATAGTTGTTCAAGACGTTATTTAGGACAAAGTAAAGATGAAGCAGCCTTATATGACGCAGCCAAATCATGGGGTGTGGATGCAAAAGCAGAGATGTATAAACTTCCCGCTATGTATGTAGGCTCTTACGCAGAGAAAGATGCTGTACTAACATACAAGTTATGGCAAGAATTAAAAAAAGAAATCGAACACCAAGATATTCATGATGTATGGAAATTAGAAACTGATTTATTTCCTTGTTTAGTGGATATGAGGTTTCTCGGAGTACGTGTAAATCAAGAACAAGCAGCGATCGAAAAGAAAACATTAGTAGAACAAGAGAAAAAATTACTTCTAGAGGTGAAACAAAAGACGAACGTCGAAGTACAGATTTGGGCGGCAAGAAGTATAGCGCAAGTCTTTGATAAATTAAAGCTTCCTTATGATCGTACAGCCAAGACGCAGGCACCTAGTTTTACTAAAAACTTTTTAATGCATCATCCTCATCCGGTGGTAAAGATCATAGCTCAAGCAAGAGAAATTAATAAAGCTCATACTACTTTTATTGATACTATTTTAAAATATACTCATAAGGGTAGAATCCATGCAGAAATTAATCAATTACGTGGAGACAGTGGTGGAACGGTCACAGGACGATTTAGTTATCGTAACCCGAACCTTCAACAGATTCCTGCAAGAAACAAAAACCTTGGACCACGGATAAGGTCTTTATTCATACCCGAGGAAGGCCATACATGGGGTTGTTTTGACTATTCTCAACAAGAGCCTAGACTCGTCGTGCATTATGCAGCACTTCAAAATTTACATGGAGTGAATGATGTCTTAGATGCTTATAAAGCAGGAGACGCAGATTTTCATACTATCGTTGCAGACATGGCAGATATTCCTAGAGTACAAGCCAAGACTATTAATTTAGGATTATTTTATGGAATGGGAAAAAATAAGTTACAAGCTGAACTGGGAGTGAATAAAGAAAAAGCTGAAGAAATTTTTACCCAGTATCATACACAAGTTCCCTTCGTAAAACAACTCATGCACGCGGTCATGAAACGTGCACAGGATAGTGGTAAAATTAGAACGTTACTAGGACGTTTATGTAGGTTTCATTTATGGGAGCCCAATCAATTTGGTATTCATAAAGCATTACCTCATGAACAAGCGATCTTGGAACACGGACCAGGGATCAAAAGAGCTTTTACTTACAAAGCTTTAAATAAATTAATACAGGGATCAGCAGCTGATATGACTAAAAAAGCTATGTTGGAACTCTACAAAGCGGGAATTACCCCCCATATTCAAGTACATGATGAACTGGATATTTCTGTAGAATCTGATAAACAAGCACAACAAATAGTAGAAATAATGGAATCTGCAGTTGGACTCGAAGTACCAAATAAGGTAGACTATGAGTCCGGTACAAACTGGGGAAACATAAAATAGGAGGAAACATGAGTATATTAGATCAAGTAAATCACCTATGGACAGATCACAAAAAATTAGTGATTGGTGTTGTAGTGGTTATTATTATTTTAGCAATAGCATAATAGGATTATATGTTGAATGGCTTACTTAAACGCGAATATACCTGCGCTATACTCGCAGATAAGGAAGGAGTATCTTTATGACCTTTCCGGACATGTGGGAGAAGCTGAAGACTGTGTTATTTTTGGCATCGCATCGATTTCAGGGATGGCTATACTGTTTCATGCAATTATGGAAAATGGTGCTGTCTTCTATCGTTTACCGATTAGCGCCTTTATCCAAAGAGGCTTTGATGTCAAAAAAGTTCCTCGGCCTAGACTTGACGAGTTGGAGCTTTGGAATTGTTTCAGTTACTATCCTGCTATTACTACTTTCGATATTCTAGCTAGCCAAACAGGGAAA